GATGCTTTGTATGAGTTGCATTTTCATGGAGTGCAAGTGTACAATTATTGGCGCAATAAGTTTGATGTTGCTTTGAGCATGGTAGGAATTAAGCATATGGCATTGTCGTATGCTGAACAACTGCGTGTGTGGAATGTCAGATATAGAGTGTAAATATCTTGTATGTTTGTCAGTCTAGTAGGCTGTATGAAAACTCGTGTAGTATGAGAGGTGATACTAACCTGTGTGCGTGACGTGTACACTTGAATCTTAGTCAAACTGCTGTAGAGAGAGCCTGGGTTAATCTATAGTATGCATATTACAACAGGCTTCAATGTGACGTATGGCTGAAATAAATGATAAAATTGTTGTGGATAAAGAGAATACTACTCAGTTTGCAGATTCTGTTAAAGCTGAGGTAGTGAATGTTACCCCTCATCAGCAATCTTTTGACGAGTATGTTAAAAGTTGGTCTGAAAAGGGTGATGGAGCAAAAGCAACTCAAGATGTCGTGTCTATGCTGTCCCGTCCTGGCTTGATTAAAACTTTTGAATGGTTGGAGACTGATGCAGATGATAAGCTGTTGACTACTATAGATATTCCTTTGGCAATTCAGAGTTCAAAATTCAAATCTAGTAAGATGAAATACTTTAAGTTTGTGAGGTCTAACTATAAAATCAGAATGGTTCTTAATGCGACGCGATTTCATGCTGGACGACTTTTGGTTGTGTGGGCTCCTGGAGCTTCAATGTGTAGTATTCAAGGCTTGAATGAGGAATCTATGGCTTCATTGTTATGTTTTCCAAGTTTAATCATTGATCCTGCTACTAATCAAACAGTGGAATTTGTTATTCCTTTCATTTCACCATTCTTGTATTATCCATTGAATTCTTATACTGGTGCGAGTGTTGATGCAATTCAGCTGGCTGGACAGGCATTGGGACAGGTAAAGATATTTGTGTTGAATAAATTGACTTCTGGTCAGACAACAACAACTCCTGTATCTGTCTCTGTGTATGGATGGCTTGATGAGCCTGCATTATCAGTGCCTTTATATGCTCAGATGGGAGTGGTTTCAGACACCATTGAGGGACTGGTGGCACCAATGACAGAGATTGTGGAAACAGCAACGGATGCAGCATCAGGAGTTACTAGAATGTTACGCACTGTTGGGCTTTCAAAACCTGATAATATTGGTGCCAATATTAGAGTCACTCCTGTTGTTGCTAATTCTCTTTCATATGGTGTGGGTTCGGATACTATTGAGAAATTGGTAGTTGATCCGAAATGTGCACTAGAGCCCTGTAATGAATTGTTTGGAACAAAGGATGATGAAATGGACATTGTGTATATTGGAAAGACTTGGAGTTTGTTGAAACGAGTTGATTGGGAAGCGACTAAAACAACTGGTTCAGTTCTAACAGATCTACCATTGTTTCCTCCAGCAGATACAACAGCTGGATGGATGATGCGAGCTTTTAAATACTATTGTGGTAGTGTGCGAGTTCGAATACAGTTGGTAGCGAATCAGTTCATGTCTGGTAGAATAATGGCTTTGTTTGTGCCAGCTCAAGTGACAATTCCTGATGCTACTCCTTTGACAGAATTAGCTGATATGATGTATAATCAAGTGTATGATTTAACAGGAACATCTGAGTCAGAGTTTACAATTCCATATAATGCACCATATCCAGTGCTTCCAACCCCTCATTTTGCGCAAGCTGATTGTCCTGATTATGTAGGCATTGATCAATCCAATATAGGCAACATCAAATTGTTTGTATTGAATCAGTTGAGAACTACAAAAGCAACAACTGAGATGGCAAAGATCAATGTGTACATGTCTTTTGATGATGATCTTGAGGTATTCTGGCCAACTTTGTCTGGAATTACTGGGAGTAATTTTAATACATCAGTGTCATGGCCACAGCTGGAGTATGAAGGACTAAAGTCTGGAGAAGAATACGATGATTTACCCAAATTGTATCAGTTTCCAACGCCTACAATTGCAACTGTTGTTGCAAATTCTGGTGTCGTGGAGTCAACTGAAGACGACAAAGAACTTGTAGAAGTTGGAGATTATACAATTGAAGAAATCAAGAGAGAGATTCAAACAACTCAACATCAAGCGCAATCTGGAAGATTGAAAGCAGTGAATGTGGATGAGAAAAAGAAGAATAAAATCAATTCAAAGAAAGTTCTTAATCAAACACCTGAACCTGTTCAGAATTCTCGTATAGAGTCAATGCCTAATCCTTTGTGGGTTTCGAAGCGGGAGCCTGGTTTTGCAGCAAAATATAACTTTGGTGAGAAGATCACAAATCTTCGCCAAGTATTGAAGAGATATAGTGCTGCATACTACATAAAGGGTTTTGAACTGACTGCATCGAGTATTCCGACGAATTCTGGAGCAACATCTGTCATTCCATATATTGTGTTCTCTGTTGGAGCATCACCTTTTGCTGATGAGAAGATGACTGCAGCTGCGGCAACATTGACTACCAGTAGTGCTTTCAAAGCAATATCTGCGTGGACATTTTTGTCGTATTTTGGGTGCATTTATCGTTATCAAAGGGGTGGGGTGCGTATGAAGTTTCTGATGGGTACTCAACCAAACATGACAGTGTTTGCTTGTCCTGG